ACTTGAGCTGTAGTGTCAGCAGAGAGTGTGTTTCCACTGTAGCTACCAAAGGTTTGGCTTACGACGTTTTGATCCAATTTCCAGTTTGTACCAGCTGAGTCACGACCCATCAAACCTTTTCTGTATTGTTCCGCAATCGCTTCCTGCGGCATGAACAAACCTTTCAGTGAATCAACAATAGTTGCTGATGTAAAGGGTTCAACAATACATGCTCTGCGACCATCCCTAGGAGCACCCTCAGCATCCAAGTAAGCACCAGCAGTTAAGTAGGTGATTAAGCCTGTTGGAGGAGTACCAGCAGTTCCAACAATGTTAGCTGTTTGGAGAGCCGCCATTGTTAAACCATCCCTGTCTATCTTATTTGCTACGGCAGCTACCGCAGGTTTCAAAACGCGGTCACTGAACATATCAAGAGATAGTGCAAGATCAGCCGTGGTGAATTGTGTATCCACATGGAACTGCGTTGAGAGAGTCACTGGAACTGAAGTTTCATTGAAATCTTCCACATTCAAAGCCGGCCCGGTTGTCCCGATGAACCTACCCGGTCTGCGGACATTCACAGTATTCCCGATCTTGCCACCAACTACGGCAAACTGATCGTCATAGTTGCGGTCTACTTCGCTCGAAAATGTGAGTTCGTTCTCCAAAACCATTAAGGCTTCATTGGTAATTTTTGAAATCGTCAAAAGATTATTAGACACTTTAGTATTCCTTTTTAAGTGTTAATTTAATAAATTTACCTAATCTTTCCTGCTTTTCTGAGTTCTTTCCATTGCTGAGGAGTACCATTAAAATTCCCATTTGAATCTATTGGCACTTCAACATTAGAACCCCCTCTAATAGGATTAATAGGTGCTGGTGCATTGCTCTTTCTCACAGCAGGCTTTTGTGCTTCAACAGGCTTGTCAAATCTAGCCTCCAACTTCCCAATCTCTCTCAAGGCACTAATCAAAGACATGCCACTAATTTTTTCAGCTACCTCTGGGTTTTCTGCAAGATGATAAAGAATCTTTGGTCCTACATCACTTTCCAGAATTGCATCCCTAACTTGGTCTGATACAACTACATCTGAAGATGCAACCATATCATCATAGTCTGGTAACTCTTGCTTTGCTTGCTCTAGCTTAGATTGCCAAGATGTCATCATCTTTTCTCTCTCAGCCTGAACTTGCTTTTGCTTTTCAGCTACATCTCTATCTTTTAATGCCTTTTCAGTAGAGTACTTTGCTAATGCCTTTGCATATTCAAATGCATCAGTAAAGTCACTAGGCTGTGGTTCTTTATCAGGATTTTCTGCCACTTGTGGCTTGGATGCCTGCTCAAGTTCCTTTAGCCTGTTTTCTAAAGCCTCTCTTTGTTCCCTTTCCTTTTGAGCCTCAGCTCTGGCAAGTTCCCTTTCTTTGATGACTTTATCAAACCTTTTTTCAAGTTTGGGCTTTCTAGCACCTTCCTCTGCTGGTTTGGTTTCCTCTTTTGCCTCTGGTAAACTCTGTTCCTCTTTTGTCTCTGTCAGCTCAGGTTGCTCAACCTCTGGTGAGGGAGTCTCTGCAGGGTCAGGACTAGGGGAATCAGCTAAACCAAGTTTGTTAGCATAAAAATCACCTGAATTTTCTGAAGTAATTACATTACTTGCTTGTCTATCACTCATGAGTTTCCTCAAGTATTTTGCCTGGTGTGCCTCACCAGTAAGGTTTGTGGGCAATATAACCCAAAATCATAAGGCTGTCAATTATTGTTGCTGATTAGGCATAATGGACTGGTCAGCCTGTGCAATTGCTTGATACTGCTCCTGATTTCTCATCTGGATTTCTCTCTCCAGTCTGGCAGTATCCATGTGGTGCAATAACATATCTGAAATTGCCTCAATTTCTACCCTATTCTGGCTAGTTATAGCCTTGGTATTTACATCATGGACTCTAGCTTGGAGTATAGATTCTGTATTATGAGCCTTGGTTGTCTGCCTCATCAACTCTCTCTGAGTCTCAGCCTGTTGCTTAACTTGCTCAATATCCTGTCTTTGCTTCATAGCCATTTGTAAAGCCTGCAACTGCTGGGTGAGTTGCTGGACTTGAGCCTGTCCTTGTTTAATCATTAATTGAGCCTGTGGAGGAATATCAGAGTGTTCATCTATCTGGCTTAGTGGGTTCAGGGCGGCTAACCTATCAGCAATAGTCTCAGCCCCAGGGAAGTCCATATTCCTGAATACCAAGTCTCCAGCCACATTAAATAGCTCAGGCTTGGCAAGCAAAGGCATCATGGCATCCACAGCCTCTTGTCTCTTACTGTTGTAGCCTGGACCAGTTTCCATCACCACATCATACTGCCCTACAGTTACATCATTAAGCACTCTGCCCACAGCACTTTGCTCATTTATGGTTAAAAGGTCTGGCTTTCCATCATCCCCAATAATTCTCATAACCCTTTCAGTATCATAAATTTTGGGAATTAAGTCTAAAAGTATTTTGCCAACATGAGCAATTGACTTGGTTAGATTGTCATAAAGGTCAAAATTGGTCAAATCCACTTGCATTTGTTGACCATTTAAAGCCTTACCAGACATATTGCCTTGCAGTTGCTGTGATGGGTCATAAATGCCAATAATGGTTGCCATATCTTGGTTAATTTCCTGAGCCGCTGTCAATATCCCAGTAGGAGGAGGCTCTGGTTGCATCCTTTGTGGAGGAGGAGCTGGGTTGCCATCAATATCTGTCTGCTTGTATCTCAAAGTAGCCATTGATTTGATATTAGCACTTGCCCAATCCAACTCATGACCCTCATCTTGTCCCTCTGCCATGATCCATTTAGCCTTCGGAGCCAATGCCACAGACTCAGTCATGGATGTGACCCAGAAGTTGTACATCCTTTGGGCATCCTTAGCATGTCTGACCATGCCAAATTTCTTTCTCTTGTCTCCAATCACTACATGTCTGCCATAAACAGGAACAATTGGGATGTAGTACCCCGGCCAGTCCTTCTCCTCCAACACCTCAATTGCTGTCAACTTTTTCCACTTGATTGTCTTTTTGACACTAGGTCTTTCATCCACTATTTCTAGACCAGTTTTGCCAATTCTTTCAAAAAAGTCTTTAGTATCAGCAAACCTTGCAGAGCCATCACTTAATAAATAGAGCTTGGCTTTCTCTTTAACTGTGTAAAAGTACTCAGCAACTCTAATATCTTCCCTAGTAATCCATTCACTTTGGGTATCCCCAGTGCCTCTGGATGTAAATGAAGTGTCCTGTGCATCTGGGTACATTTCCTTGAACACAGACTTTGGCATCATGGATGTAATCAGGCATCTTTCTTGGTCTGAGCCATCCACTGCAATTGAATTTGGGTCTAAATAAACTGTAAATGGGTTATCAATAGGGTCAATAAATAGTTCTTGGTCAAAAGAGTCTTCCCTCACATATCTGTGGTCAACCCTTAAATATCCCCATCCCATTCTGACTGCATAGTTATAGGCATTGTCATAAGCATTATCAGCATTGGAGTTAACTTCTATGTGCCTGACCATACCTTGAATGACTTTGGCATCTGCTGCATCTTCCACAGTATTTGTGGCATGAACCCTAATTCTGGGTCTTTGCTGTCTTTGCTGGTTAGTGACTTGCCTGCAATAGCCATCTAGCTTATTAATAGTTAGAACTGGTCTGGACTCTAGGTTTCTGCTGTTCTGTAAGTCCACCGGCCACTGATCGCCCCCACTTGCAAACTTGAGGTCTTCCAGAGCCTCTTGCCTATTCATTGTGTCTGCATCATTAGCAAACTTCAGGAACTGCTTTGCCTCATCTATGATGGGGTCATAATCTGTTTCTAGTGGGTCAAGTGCCATTTAATTTGCCTTTTTTACTGGTATATTGTTCATTTCCTGAATATCTAAAATGTGCTCATGACCAGGAAAAATCACATAATTTCTTGAGCCAGTTTTTTTACTTCTGCTACTTCCATCAAAATATTTTAAACCTGGAACTCCATTTTGAGCTAAAGCAGCTTCTCCTGATCCTTTACTACCTGTTAATGATTCCCAAGTATTTAAAAATTGATTTGGAGTTACTTGTTTACCATAAAGCAAAGATAAATCACCACCTAAATCATCCATAGCATTAGGTGGCAATAAACCTTTTGTTTTTTCAATAGCTTGTTGTACATGGTCACTTTGTTTACTTATTGGTTTATCCCAATCCATCATATTTTCTATATGCTCATCAGGCAAATCAATCTTATATAGTGCTCCTTGAACTGCTGAAATATCTTTTCTTTTTATTTGGCTTGCAGTGTCATACATTTTTCTATAATAATCTAAGCCACCCATATCAAGTGCATGTTCATCACCTCTTTTTGAATCTTCAATTCCCATTTTTGCTATTTTTCTAGCAAATTGTGGTCCTTGATGAAAAGCAAGAGCAACAGCATGTCTTTCTGGATCTCTTGGACCTGGATCTTCATATTGTTTACCATTCCAAGTAAATGTATATGGATCTCCAAGTCCTGATAATTGTTTTTGGTATTGTTGACCAACTTTAGGATTTTCAGCAACATACAAACCATGACCAAAAACTTGTTGTCCTTCTCCAGTACCAATTTTGCTAGGATCAAATTGTGTAAATTTATATGGACTACCATGCCAAACAGTCATTCCAGTAGGGTTATAAGCATTAGCCATATCTTGAGCTAATGCTTGAGTTTTTTCTCCTGTTAGTCCTGGTTCTTGCGCTGCTTCAGACAATTGTTGGTTATATACACCAGCTCTATCATTGGCATTTCCTACCATTTGTTCAAAACTGGCAATTGGATTCATTGCAGTATCTGTCAATCTGCGCTTTAAACTATCAACTGTACTAAATATATCAGCAAGTGTGGGCATTATCACTCCAAAAGGCTATAAAGCCATCCATGATTGTGGTGGTGCATAGTTTACTTGCTTTGGTCTTTTTGGTCTAGTCTCTTGAACACCTAAAGCAACCATCCTAAATGCATCTGCTCCATGTGAATACTGGTCATGGAGTGGGTTTTTACTAAAAGCCTTTGTCTCTGGGTCAACTTCATATTTGTAATGCCTGAGACATTGCAAGCCATCATAGCAATTGTCCCTGTCAAAAAAGCAGTTCCTGAACATGGTTCTGGAGGCATTAATGGAATCCACAATGCTAGTTCTTGGGATTATTTTGGTCTTGAACCCAGCATTTCTGACAATTTCCTCTATGGTTCTGCCCTGTGCTGCTAGTGTTTTATTCTGGGCATCATGTGGCAACCAAAGTGTGTCATAGACATAGCCAAAGGTCTGCATTAGTGCTAGGTAATGACTCATAGTCTGCTGACTATCCTCTATGTACCTAATAAATCTGATTTCCTGAGCTATGAACTGGACAAACCAAATGGATGTGGAGTCTGCCCAACCAAGATCAAACACAGCATGGACTGGCTTGGTAGGGTCATATCTGACTTTAGTGATTCTTTCCTCTAGCTCTGCCATTTGCATTTCCCTGGCAAATACAGCTCCATCTACAGTCTGCCTGCATAGTCCTTCCCAAACTGTGTTGTAAGCCTCCATGTCTCTAGCTTTGAGAGTTCTTCTCTCATGGTCTAGGACTTCTGGAAACCAGGGATTATCTGACCAGTTGACTTTTTGGGTTATGCAGTTATCAGGCTTATTTAGGATAAATCTCTGGTATGTGGCATCAGACTCTAGCTCTGGGTTCATGGTTATCCAGATTTCTGAGTCTTTGGTTCTGATAGTAGGAATAAGAATATCCCAGCTCCTTGCTGAGACTGCCTGAGCTTCCTCTACCCAGACAATTGTGCAACCCTCGTAGGATTTAATATTGTGTGGATTATTCTTTAGTCCCACAAAGGCAAACTCAGTCCCATTTGCCCCCCTGATGGAGTTTTGGGTAATTTCATAAAACCCAATTAACCCCAACTCAACAATCTGGTCACTTAATAGCTTATGAACTGATTGAGATATGGAGTTCTGGAATTCCCTAGCACACAAAATCCTGTGGACTTGCTTTGCACCCAAGATGAGCAATGCTCTAGCAACAGACCATGATTTTGCTGACCCCCTGCCTCCAAAGATGCATTTATATCTGGATGGCTGGAACAGGCACTGGAGCTTGACTGGAAACTCAGCCTTTTTAATAGCTTGGTTAAGTTCACTCTGCTCCATCTGGCTTTACAAAAGTAACCTGAAGATGAGGCATGATTACATTTCCACTTGCATCTTCAAGAGTTGTTGCCTGAACTGCCTTCCCATCTATCCTATCCATTAGCTCTCTAATAGCCCAAGGTTCTCCTTCCTCAGCTTTGCTAATCAGAACCTCAGCAATTGCTCTAGCTCTATGAGGCTCTTGGGAAAGAATCATCCTCAGCTTTTCTTGGAAAAGTCTGCCTTTAGCTGAGTTAATATTACCTAGTGGAGCACCCATATTGTAAATTTTAGTATATATTTGATTTTAATATAACTTTTAGTTATTTGTGGGAGTCTCAGGAGTAGGCTCTACTGGTGTATCAGCTACTGGAGTTACCTGAGCTGGAACAGGCATTTGCTCATTAGCTTTGTGCATTAGTTTCTGAACTAATATTTGCATATCCCTGATTTTGTGCTCAAGGCTAGTAATTATTAAGTTTACATCTTGGATTTCATGTTCAAATATCATTTTGTTTTCCTTGTCTGTGTTTTCTGCCTGTACCTTTTTTGGTATAGCTTGGGTTTTTGCCTACTTGCCATTTCATGAACAAATGCTCATCAAAGCCAAGTGCTATTAATAAATGGACTGCTAGACTAGCTTTCATTTCTTTTTGGCTTTCTTTTCTGCTTCACGTTTAACATTCAGGGCAATCGCAACCGCTTGTTTCTGTGGTTTACCAGCCTTAATTTCTTTTTCTATGTTCTTTCCAACATTCTTCTCAAGTTTTGACTTAATTAATGGCATATTCTTCCTTTCTTTTAGATTTACTCATTTTTTGTCTTGTTTCATCACTTATTGAATTTAATTCAAATCTCTTTTTTTGCGATTCTCTCATTTTTTGTCGTGTTTCTTCTGAAACTTCACGACCTTTCATTTTTTCCCTCATGTAATCTTTATGTTCTTGGGTATGATTTTTACCAGCAAAAGTACATTTTTCAATCATTTTTTGAGTTCTAATACGTTTTTTATTAGATTCCCGTACAGCATCTTTTACATGATCTAGTAATTTTATGCCTTTTGCATATTTATTACCTATCATTGCTTTTGATTTATTCCTTCTAGCAATTTCATATAACCTTGAATTAAAGTATTCTTCCCTGCCTTTCATAATAATAAATGCACTCCACATTTGATTATTATCATAAATATGCGCTAACAAAGCATGAGCAATAAAATGCTCTCTAGCCGTCAAAAATACCAAATTATCTAAATTATCAGAACCACCCATACTTTTTGGCAAAATATGGTGAAGCTCTTGATATTGATCCAATTTTTCTCTATTTTTAGCTTTATTTATTAAAGCCTCATACACTTTCTGGTGATTCATCAGGTTCTTCTACAAAACATACGTCTTGCCATGATAGCACAAGGAATTTCTCATCACCATCTTTAAAGTTATGATACTTTAAGTATTCATCTTTGTAGTCTTTTGCCAAAGTGCCAAAATATATCTTATCCCCTACTTTTAGACCTTCAGCCTCTGCCTCATCACCAACTGCCACTATATGCCCTACTGTGTCTGCCTCAGCAGTCTGAACATATAAACTAGACTGTATTCTAGGAATAGGTCTAACAATAATTTTGTCTTTTATGGGTTTCATGGGATTTGCCTCCCACTTAATTTTGGTCTGCCAGGCTTTTTCTTTTTTTCAGTTACTGATGGATTGATAACAACACCCAGATCTAAGTTAACTTTAGGCAATGTGATTGTGCTTGGCAATATAGGATTGTGCTCACCACACCAATCTGTGCCATTCTTATTTTGAGGCTCTGGGTATCTTTTACAAACACCCATTTCCCTAAATCCCTCTTGGGAAAAATACCTACAAGTCTTACAATGTTGAGCAGTCAATTCAAATCCTTATTATTTGGGTTGATTAGAGATACCCCTTAGACCACGAATCTTTGGGGTATTTCGCTTTTTACATAGTGTCTTGAATATGTGGTGTTCTCTCATGAACATAGCACTCAGACTCTTTTGAGCCAGTGTTAAATTCACCAGTTCTACCATCTACTTTACCCATGTGGCTCATGTCTCTAGCACCAATGCTGTCAGCCTTGCCCATAGCAACACCACCATTTAGAGGTCTTTTGATTTCACCAGTGGAGTCAGCAGAATCAGCACCTTTGGGCATCTTTTCTCCAGACATGCCTTTTGTGCCTTTCATGCTGTTTGGTCCGGTCATTTTGTCAAAAGACTTCGGCCCCATCTTTTTTTCACCAGTTGAATCTGATGACTTAGCCCCTTTAGGCTCTTTTTCCATTCCATAATATCCCATTTTTTGTTCCTTGCAAGTTAAAAATTGGAGTCTCAATTATCCCAAATCACTATCTCTTGTCAAGTGAATTTTGTTGTTTTGGATAGCTTTTTTGAGCTTTTGATCTTCCTCCTCCCAGATTATATACATCAAAAAACACCAAACAACAGTGGCAAAAATGGATGCCCCAATGAATAAAAGTGCAGATATTATGAGTGAATCAGCCATTTAAATCCTTTGCCAACTCCTCCAATTCAGGTCTAAAACCACTGGCATCTATCTCAATTTCTAACAATTTTTTGTATCTTTTAGTCATTAGCTCAATTTCTCTGAGCCTGTAAACAATTTGTATGTCTGGACATTTTTTGTAAAGTGCCTGGAGTTGGAGTTTTCTTTGGGTTAATAGTTCAATCATTTTTATATGGTCTGGTTGCTTTCAGTTTCTGGGTTGTGCCATCAAATACAAATTCAATATTATGTTTCCCAGTCTTGGAAAACTCTAAATAATCTCCATTAAGTCCTAATTTAAACACCACATTAGCTGAAACTGCAAAATCAGTCTTTTCTTCAGGTTTTATTCTGTATTCCCAGTCTTCATACCATACATTATGATCTTTTACAAAAGTTCTCCATTCATGATTTATCCCATTAAAGTATTCAATCTCAGCACCATTTGCCCAAGCAATTATTAAGTCTGCGTGTTTGTGTTTCATGTATTTTTCTCCTTTAATGCTTGTTCCACCGCTTTTATGACGTCAATCAAAGGTCTATGGGCACTTATCTGCCACTCTGCTATTGCCATCATTTGGTCAGTAGTCAACCCTACCCATTCTTTATTACCTATAAACTTTTCAGCACATGATAAGCAATACAGCGCATAACCACCACCATTTCCACATTCAGCACATCCTTGTTGTGGTGTTGTGTAGAGAGGTATTTTTGGCAAATTAACTACTGTTGGAGTTTCCCAAACAATGGGTTTAGCCCACTCAAGTTTGCGTTGTTCAACATTAATAAATGCCACAGGCTCTTCTTTATTCATTCTTGTCCCCTTGAGAGCACCTCTGCTGATTTAAGATTGCCTGTTTCACCATCGAATATTGCTCTTACGTTGTGATAAGGGTTTTGTAAAAGATCTCCAGATTGTTGATCCAATACAAAATATCTAACCATATCTGGTTTAGGTTCTGGTTTTATTCTGTATTGATATTCTGCAACCCATGAGGGAGAATTAGTATCTAACCATATATCATCCAAATCATCTCTAATTTGAATTTGAGCACCATCTGCCCATGCCTTGATTAATTCTGCGTGTTTATGTTTCATTCTTGTCCCCTTTCTCTAATAGCATTAGCAATTCCATATTCATTTTTATATAGTCCAACTTCTTCTGCCAACTTTGCACATTCCTCACGTTCATCTTCAGCAATAGCATCAACAATAGTGCGCACCATACCCTCACTAAAGTGTTCTAAAAGTATTTGTACCGCTGTATCTTTAGTCATTCTGCAACTCCATATAAATACCCAACAATATTTTTAACAACCATCTTTGAAAAGCATTTGGTGGATTTTTTATATAAATGTGAAAAACAGTATCTGATTCTTTACCATATCGAAATTTAACATTATGTTTTGGCGGTGAATAAAAAGTATATTCTTCAGTCATTCTTGTCCCCTTGCTCTGATGGCGTTTGAATCGCTTGTCAATGAATATGAATCATGTAATTGCCGAAGTACAGCGCAAAACTTCTCACGCTCATGCTCTGCTACCAATTTGGCAAAGTTTATGAAATTATCACGCTCTTCTTTTTTGATAACTCCACCAAATGCTTGACAAGCCATCTCAATTATTTCTTCTTTAATTTCTTCTTTGGTTTTCATTCTTGTCCCCTTGCACGAATAGCTTGAGCACAAACTAACTCAACCCTTAATGTGTAGTAATCGCTTATGCTATCCATAGCATCACACACCTTTGCACATTCCTCACGTTCATCTTCAGCAATAGCATCAACAATAGTGCGCACCATACCCTCACTAAAGTGTTCTAAAAGTATCTGTACCGCTGTATCTTTAATCATTGTGATCTTATTTGATTGAGCAACATTTCTTGTGAAAGAGTCGCATAGCCAAGGGCTTCAGCCATATTGCAGTTAACAGAATAGGTGTTGTAAGCACCTGACTCATCGCTAAAAATAATCACAACTTTGGAGCTAGTAAGCATTTCCGATTTCCATTCATCCATGTGCTCTAAAGCGTTATCTCCAACAGTTGTCATTCCTTCTCTTAGTGCAATTATTTTATTCATTCTTGTCCCCTTGCTGTTCTATAAATGTTCTTTTAATAATTTCTATGGCATTATGGAATTGATCATTCGCTTTACCAGTTGAAAGAGTCCTAGCCAACACAAGTGCCTCAAGTGCAACTGCTAACGCATAATCTTTAGTTAATTTTTCTTCTTTAGTCATATTGCCCTCATCACTCTTTGTTGCTTGCCAGAATTACCTTTTCTAGTCTCACCAGTAGCTTCTACAAAGCCTTTTCTAAGTAATGGTGCATACCTAGCAGTAATTGAGCTATATCTATGCTTTGGGAACATATCTAACACTTCATCAGAAATGCATCCTTTTTCCCCAAAAGACTTAATAGCCTCATAGACAATTGCCTCTAGCTTAGTTGTGTCCACAGTCTTAGCTGAGGCTTTAGATGTCTCTGGGTCAGTCCTCCTAACTAACATCTTGGACTCAGTGCCAAAGTGCCTACTTAATAAACCAGAGCTGTTAAACATTTCATTTATTTGGTCAAAAATCGTAATTTGTTTCATAATTTTTCCTTAATGTAAATATAAATTGGGAGGCTCACATAAAGCAGTGTTTGTACAACTTCCATTCTCTAAATCCAAGCAAGGCGCTAACCCTTACCACCTCCTAAAACTTTAAAATCTATGTCATCATCCTTTTTATCAAAGCTAAGTGTTCTTTCTTTTGGAGGATTAATCCATGCCCAGCCAGACCAAGGAGGGTCACAAACTGGTATTGAGTCTATCTTAAGCATATGTCCCTGTGGTGTGTCAATAATAGACCCAAGCCTATGATATTTGTTCTTTTTGTTGCCATCCCTGTCTGTGTATGTGCCAACAATAGTGCTCAATTCTGATATTACTTTAGACATTTAAGTTCCTTAATTTATTTACTTTATCTTCTAGCTCTTTTAAAAACTGGATTACTTCAGTTTCTAATTCAGCCAAATATGCTTGATCTAAGTCAACTCTTTTGCAGAAAAGTTGAAGATTCTCAGGCATCCTGGGGTCATAGCTCACAAAGTCACACCAGTTAGTCTGTGTGCAACCCATTTGCCATGTCATTTGGGTAATGTACTTGCTGGGCACTTTGCCAGATAACAAAGTGTCAACGTGTGTGGCTGTGTTTGGGCATTT